GGTTTCAGGAAAACTGCGATACGCTGGATATAGCACATTGCATCCAACAGTATCGGCCTCTGATACGGTGTTTGAAACCCAATCTTGTAAAGCACAATTAAACAACACACGAGTGTTATTGAGATGACTATAGTATTCATTTTTGCTTATGTTGTCATAGATCCGAAGTTTGCCTTCCGCCTCCATACGGCGGGCACGTTCAACGTATTCAGGGTTATTGGATCGTAAAGGTCCACCTGAGTATATGGCAAACTCACACGGCTCGCTGGTGAGTTCCCTATACATTTCAATAAGATCCATGAAGAAGCCAGGTTGTTTTTCCTGATCAAAACGAGCCGCGAAGCCCACTCGTCTCGGTCTTTCAGCAAACGGCGTGATATTCCCCGTTCCGCCAATTCGCTCCAGAACTTCTGATTTGCCAAATGCCAGACCGGAAATGTTGTAGATCGGAGCAGTCCATCCAGCGATGCGCATGTGCGCGACCATTTCCTCATTGGTTGCCAATACTGCACCCCCCGAGAAAGCCACCATCTCATTGACCATTTGTTCATACAAGTTCATCCATTTAGCCATACCCCACACATGCACAAAGTCATCCGGGTCGATAGCCTGTGCCAAACAACGAACATAGATCTTGGGACATTGTTCTCGGGGAATCTGATTCATGATGTAACCAAGACTTTCAAAGCCCGGTTGGAACATGTCTTCAAAGTAGATCACATCGTCACCGCCAACATCACCGTTCTTCATTAACTGAACCAAGTTCATCATTTGACTCATGGCAAAATAACTGCGACCATGTGCATCCAATACCTGACCTACACTGATTGCTTGGGTGTTGTCAATAGTGGTACCTGGAACATAAACAACATCCAGACCTCTGCGGTCAAACACACGCCGATTCCATTCTGTGAGCTGTAATGTGTAACGGGCTTCGTAACTTTCCAGCCCCATGTAAAATAGTTTTCTCATTAGAATCTTCCGGCAAAGCGACGAGTGTCTTCGTCCCACATGTTCTTGGCATTCTTGCCTTGTGAATATTTGTTATACTGTTGCCAAGCATAACTCTTGAAGTTATACAAATCAGCCTCGTTGTAACGATAACCATAGTCCTGGCAGAAATCCAAGAGCTTTTCCAAGTCGTCTTGGATTTCAATCACACGGGGGTTAGATTTGAGAGTAATTTTTGCCATTTTGTTTCCTATTAGATAGCAATGTTGATATTGGGGCGGTGAGTTTCATACTTAATGAGAGCTCCGTTTTCACCATCTTCAGAGACCTCAATCCAAACTGAACGTCCGGGATACCTTGCGGCAATTTGCAAATACAAATCGTCTGACATCATTTCACATGATTTGTAGTCGAGTTGGATGGTTTCTTCTCGATAGAGTTTTTCAAGCCATCGCTTGAACTGGATGAATTCGATGTCTCTATCATTGTGTACAACATCAATCCACACCCGGAAGTGGAAGATATGACGGTGAGGAGCACTAAGGAAACTAACATCATACTCATCGCCGGTCGCAAGGGTTGGATCTGTTGCGGCTGCGGGGTAGCAGTGGATTCCTTCTTTTTGGAAGGTGACCCAGATTTTTTTCTGAGCATGATGTTTGATTCTTTCAATTTGTTCGCGTTCGATTTGATTCATGATTCATCTCCACTGTATAGTCTATCATATTGTTTGCTTCTCATTGCCATGCTTTCAAGCACAGCCATTTTATTTTTAAATATTCTAAATTTGTAACTGGTTTTGCCACGTTGTCGTTCAAAAAAACAATAGTCATTGCCTCGGATATAGTCACTTTGACTGCCGGCAGCTAGTTGTTGTCGGCATGTTTCATATCCATCTTTAAAAATTTCTTGTATTTTAGGATGCGCAAAATCATACACAGTGGTACTTATTACCACTTGATCTTTAGTGATTACTCTAAGTTGTTGTTGTAATTTTTTACAAATTATGCTATCTAAATAAGATGTTGAAATAATATCTGTAGGAAGCATTGTGCCTACAACATGATGAGATACTGCATCTTTGTCACGAGATTTAAATTCAAGATTGTACTTGGGTACATCTGCACAAGCACCACGTAAATCAGTGGGCCAACCTTCTTGTTGCAGGTATTCTTCAATATATCTACCTGCAACGCCATTGATATTGGTTGGAACAGTTTGTCCAAGCAATGAAGTTTTTACACTTTTAATCTTCATTTGATTACTTCATCCTTTGTGTATTGATCCCAACTGGTAAATGTTTTTCTATCCAACAAGTTATGTAGGCTATGACACCATACTCCGGGATTGGTTGCTTTAAAATCTTTGTCGTCTAGCTTGATAGTAGTGTTATAGCCTAGCAGTTTGATATAAGGCAGTTTTACAGATATCATAGGAATGAACTGTGCTTGTTCGCATAGTCCACCTTCGCACAGGCCTTCTGCAGACGACACATCAAGATCCAAGGTACACCAATAGCCCTTGTCCAACCACGCCTGAATCATGCGTTCCCATTTGCTCCAAGTTTCAGCATCATTAATAGCGGGGTTTGGAAAACTTTGATTGGCACCAAAGTAAATGTGTGTGATTGGATTCCTTGCTTTGGCATCAATCTCACCACGCTTCCAATCTATATCTTCAACAGTTTGCAACCCTACCACAAACAATGTTCGATGTCCGTTAACAGGGCTAGCCTCAACTTCTGTGCCTACAAAGAAGTTAGTGTCTTCATGTCCTTGTCGATTCATTTGATTTGCTCGCTTTCAAGCAGTTGTAATGCTTCTGATTGTAACTGATCTTCGGGATCGCTGTCAACTTTTGTTTCTTCAAAAGTGTATAGCACATTAAATTGTGTGCGAGCATTCATGGTTTTCTTACCTTTGAATCCTCGTGTGCCCGGAATCTCCATCCAATAGCTTGAATAAAATTTTATAATTTCCTCAGCAGTTTGTCTGTCTGGTGCCGAAAAGATTGCTTCAATGATGTCTTCAAACTTAGCATAGTCACCAACTGACCGACGCATCATAGCAGGATATTCTCCAGCATCAAACCGTCTATTTGCTTCTTGTACCGCAGTCAAGTGCATCCAAACATTATGTCCCATAAGCAACGCATATGAAAAACTATCCCAAGAAGTCTTGCCCCACTTACCGTTCTTGTTAATATCTGGCAGTACATCATACAAAGCAGGATCTTTGAAATTTTCCTCAGTAAGTGTAACACCCGGTTTGATTGTGCCTGCTTTATAGATACAAATATCTTTCATTGTGAGCAGGTCGCTTATGGGACTGTCTTGCCAGCGAGGGTATATTCCGTCGGCAACAACACCGGTGCTCCATTTGCGTGTGTCTGTAGCATATTTTTTATCATCTGCACTAGGACCCATACGATACGACCACTTTGAGTCATGTTCAAATACATTTTCGTAATAGACCTGACCGTTGGCTGTGGCAAGGAATGGACTGGCACAATCAAAACTAATAGTAAAAGCCGGGTTAACGTATTTTCTAACTGCTCTTTGAATCACGGTGAGTAGCACAGCCCATTCCAACTTTGATGTGCCCAAGAAGTGCATCCAGTCATGTTTGCCCTCTTGCAACAAATTATCATATCGCAAAGCTACCAAGCGTTTGAGCACCAAGTGAACATCACACATATTCTGTCCACCCATTGACCAGCCGTCAAAGTGTGTGTCTGGATACTTTGCAGGGTCGCAGTACTCTTTCATGGTGTCATACCACTGGTCAGCTGACGTGTGATTGTCACCTTGCAACACATTTAGAATCTTGGTGCCACCATTACGAACACCCTTGCGATGTTTCATGAAGTATTCGTTGTTGAATTTGGTAGCAGCCACAGCTTCGGGCAGTGTAGAGATTTGACAGGCCTTGGCGGCTTTTTTATCATGAATAACCCAAGTTGGAATGTCAAGTGTCATGCAGTAATCAGAAACATTGTCCAACCAATTGAGCACTAACTCACGCTTCTTTTGAGCTTTAGCACAACCCGAGTTGGCTCGCCAATCACCTTCCCAAAGACCCTTTGCAATCTGGAAACCGCCCGAGTCACCTAGGAGAAACGTGCCCGGCTCACGGTTCCGTACCATGTCTTCTGACCAATCTTGTTTTGAGAGATCGAGGTTAGCATGACCTCCGGACGCAAGTGACCAACGATACGGAAATAATGCCTTTGTGGAATCCAGCCAATTAAGCTGTTCCATATCCGTGAGGCCCTGCGGGAATCGTGCGGGATCCACATAGTGTTCATTCCGTTGCTTGCCCACAAACGTAGAATAGAACCCGCTGATGGCCGGAAGGAATACAGCGTAATCCGATTGCTTGGCAGTTAAGTTATCTTGGCTCACTTGCTTTGTGCTGGTAAGATGTAGTTGTAAACAACAATACCACTATCCACAGTGATCTTGGCAGCACCGTCGTCACTAATACGAATGGTCTTGTCGCCTGTGAGTGCCAGGATGCTCATGACCTGTTGAGCAGGCCACGACCATGCACGTTTCAACTGTCCATTCACACCTGGGTGGAACACAAAATTGCCAGAGTGTGTGCTATGATCGCCAAAGAAAAACTTCAAGTCGCCGTTTTCAGTCTTGGCTTGAAAGTGTGGCTCTTCAGCATTGGCCTGTGCTTGCATACGCAGTCGATTGATAGCAGCCACAGTTGGTTCAAATTCAATGTGCCAATTCACACCTTTGAACTTGGGTGTCTTGAGTTTTTCAGTCACAATGGCTTCGGCCATAAAACGATAGTTGTTTTTAAAATCGCCTGTGGCATTTTCAAAATTGATGCCATCCGGTTCTCCACCTGTACGCCGACTCAAGCTGAGCTTGGCATTTTCTTTGTACTCTTGCAAGTTCAATAAAATTTTCAACTTGCTCAAGTTTGGCATGCCAAATGTGCCCACAAAGTCTGGGTGTGGGTTTTTAAATTCACCTTCCACAACCACACTCATGTCTTCAGCTAGGCCTACGATTTGTGTGGATTTGTCATCTCCCACAATCTTGATCAAGTCAATGCAACCAAGGTCATGTGTGTGTTGTACTAAGTCTAATAGATAATCTCTCATGTTTCTCTCCTATGTGTTTGATTATAACAGATGTATTTAGAATTTGCAATCATTATTGACGAATTACTTTTGCCAAAACTTGACCGCCGCGCAGACTTTGGATTTCTCCAGGTCTACGCATTTCAAACCAAGCAATATCACCGGTTCCGGTGTACCGCTCGATAATTTTATAGCCAAGATTCCGGGCTATTGTTTGTATGCGACTGCCTGGTGTGTAGCACATCCAAGCATGCTCTACTGCACCAACTCCGTGCCAGTTGTCGCATTCATTGTAGGTAAAAACCAATGCGCCACCGGGTCTTAGTTTCTGATATATCTCTATCAAGAACTTTTCAATCATCTCAATGGGTTTCCAATTAAAATAATTATAGGCAAATACCAGGCCAAATTGATTGCTAGGCAATGCTGTAAAAATCTCTGTGTCTTTCCAATCGTTAATTACATACGGCCGCAGTCTGTTTTTATATTCTTTGGTAAACGGATTCATAGCAACGTCAATTAAATCACGATTGTGATCCACAAGATACAATGGATCCATTGGCACCATGTCTTCGACCAGCACATCTTGTCTGGCGCCAATTATCATTCCGGGCAATCGCCAATCAGTGTAATTTTTTATTGTGTTGCGCAAACTTTCATGATCATTAAACTCAATAGGTAGCTTGCGATTGATCAAGTGTTCTACAGTTTCAAAACACATTTCTTGTTCATATCGCTTCCAACTTTCTGCATAATATTCAGGCTCTAGACGATTGACGTCGTTCCTTAACTGTTGCTTTAGAGTTTGAAGTGATTGGTCAAATTTAGCAATATAATTTTTAACATCCGCCAACCGTTCGTGTATTTCGGCGGTAGTAGAATGATACTGAACATCACGATTTTTTACTGCATGAACAATATCATCCAACTTATCAGTTATGTTACCGTAAGACGGGTCCATGTCAGGACGTTCTAACCAGTTTAAGTATGCAACAACTTGACTTAGCTTCATTCGAATGAAAATAGTGATGTAAAAGTGTTTTCTGTGTTGGTAGCTGACGCAAGATCCCACTCCAACACACCCAGCAGGTTGTCGATCTTTTGATCCACAACAGTTGCTTCCATTAATGAATCATCAAACGGCAGTTCAGTAAACCATGCAGGCAACCTTTGTTCATCTGTAGGATACCCAATTGATGTCCAACCTAATGCGTTTGATTTGAGTTTGCACACAATAGTTTTCATCCCATCAACAATCTGCATGCTATAGTTGTCGCTATTCATCCGGCGCATGTTGTTCCAGTTAATGGCAGCCCGCACATGGCCTGGCATGTTGGCTTTTCCTAATCGTGCTTCTTCTGCCGCATACTTGGTCAAGTTGTTCACACGCTTGGGTGATCCTTTTTCCCAACCCGGCCGCTCTTTAAACTCATACTTGAATTCTCTAATGCGTTCAATAATTTCATCTCGTTGTGTACCTGCCAGTACTTTATTTAGAATTTCTAACAGGAAGTCTTGAATTACTTTGGGTGTATCACTGCGCTTCAAATCCAAGCCCATGGCTTTAGTTTTGCCAATTTTGCCGTCTACATCCAATCGCTTGCCCTCTAAGTCGATGATGTTTACAGCATAACGTTTCTTGGTAATGAACAAACTGCGATCAGCAACCAGTTCACGGCCTGCTTTGATCAACTCGCCCATGTCTCTGGGACAGTGGAATGCCTGTTCCATAAATGCCGGAAAGCTCTCGTTCACTTGATCAGCAATTGAGTCATACAGTTGAATGCAAGTTTCTTTTGACCATTCCATACGTCCTTCTGAAACTTCTTTTTCCAAGATGGGCCAAGCAGAAAAATAGCATGAGTCTGTATCACCATAGATGATGGCCTTGCCTGTGTGATCATATTCGCCTGTGATACACTCATTTATGTGAGCATCCATGTGCTTGGCAATTGATCTGCCTGCCAGTGTGGTTGACTGTCCAATGCGCTTGTCAAAGAATCTACAGCCCGGATTCAAAATAGCACCGTACAAAGAGTTAAGATTAATCTTCTTGACCAACTGACGCTTGTCCCAGAACGCAATCTCCTTGGCATCCTTGGTCTCTTTCTTCTTGGCCTGTAGTTCTTGTCGCTCACGATACCAACGCTCTAGCAAGCCAGGAATAATACCTTTCTTCTCGTAAGTGAGAATAGTACCGTTGGCAGTAAGTATCCAAGGCTGATTTGAGTCAAAGATCATGTGCCAGATTTCCATGGCCGAGTGAACTGACTCTTCGCCACCTTCCCAGTCAATGGTAATTTCTGTGCCACGTTGCTGTTCCATTACTGCTGTGTATTCTAAGCTGGCAAACAAGCCTTCCCAGGCTGCCGCAAAACTTTGTCCCTTGGCCATGTTGGCTTTGATCAAATGATCAGTCATGGTCTGCCGCAATTGGCCAACTACAGTTTCTGGACCCATGTTCATGGCACGAATAGCTGATGGATACAGTGAGTTAATGTCCACTGATCCAATCCACATGTGCAAGCCCTTTTTAGGATATGCCACATAAGCACCTGCGGCCTGCGTGTCGTCATCTGTGAGGCGTTGTTTACGATTGGGCACAACCATGCCACGTTCGTGTGCTTCGTTGATAATGGCCTGTTCAGTCACTGCCACAGCACCCATTGTGGTTTGTAGCAACACAGTATTGGCATGTGCTAGTTCATTGGCCAGATCCAAGAAACGTAATTTCTTATCTAACTTGGCAATGATCATGGTGTCTTGGCGGTTGTACTCAATGAACTTCTTGAAGTGCTGATTGTACAAACTATCCAATGTGCCTTCAAACTGTGTTTTGCGCTCACCCAGTTCGTATTCGCCGATGGCATCCAAACTATAGCTATGACGTTCTTCGTATGTGTACTTGCGATACAACTGCATGTAGTCCATATGCACACGACCGACCAAGTCGTAAGTTTGATTCTCTGCCCCAAAGCGTTCAAACATCCTTTGCTTGGGAAACTGTCCCCACAAACAAAAACGTCTAGTGTCATCCTTGCTGAGTATTCTTGTGGTACGATTTACTGTGTAAGGAATGTCATAGCCTTCTGAGTTCCAGCCTGTAAGCACATCCGCACCTTCAATCACATCCAAGAACATCTTGATCATGTCTTCTTCACGCTCAAACAAGATGGTGTTTTCAAACTCACTCACCAGCTCTTGTGCTGTGTCCCAACTTAGATGTGCAGGCGGTACGGCCAAGGTGATCATTTGATCCAGCCAATCCAAATATACAGATATTGCAGTGATCGGATTGAACGGATCTGCCACAGGAGAGAATCCACGCTCTTGGTCAAATGCAACTTCAATGTCAAAAAATGCTGTGTGTAGCTCGGGAGCATCTTGGTCTTTGTAGTTTTCTTCCAAGCATCTAAAGATAGGATTGATGTCCGATTCATACAACTGCTTGCCAGACTGGCTGCGAACTTCCTTGCGAAATTCTTTGTTGTTGCGCGATGAGAATCTATTTACAGGCGTGCCGTAAATACTTTGGAACTTGCCCCTAGGATCGTCATAATAGAAGATGTAGTTGGCAGGATATTCTCGGTAGACTCGTTCGCCGTCACGGCGTTCTACAACATGTATGCGATCGTGTTCACGATCAAAAAGTGCGTCAATATAACTCATTGTTCTCCGTTTGTGGCCGGGTGGGCCTTGCTACATGCTCGTGATGTGAGCGACTCATAGGTATTTATAGAGTTTTACCAACAGTTTCTAAAATAGTTTCTAGAGTCTCGTGATCCTGTTTTTCTTTGCCAAACTCGGCCTTGTGTGCCAGCTTGATGGCTTTCTTGAGAATGGCAGGTTTGATTTCTAGCTCTTCGGCAATTGCTTTGATGGTGTCAGTTAGTCCACCGTTGAGTGTTTCAATCTCGTGAAGCACTTGCATGCCTTCGTTGATGATTTGGGTGAGTTTGAGTTTTTGCTCGCCGTTGAATGTTTTAGATGACATGCTTGTTCCTATAAAATTAACATTATACAGGTTAACAAACAAATTGCAAACACTATTGGCTCAATTTGCTTGCCTTTTGCAATAATCTGATGATGTCTGCAGATACAGCTATTTTATTAGGATAACGCAATTTGAGATCACGAATATTGTTTAATATCATTTCTAAGTCAGGAGATGATTGCTTGACTACTGATTTTTTGTCCCACCAATCAATGGTCCAATGTCCCCAATTCAATAACGAAGAAAAATAAATTCTTGAGTTATACTGGTCTGCAAACTCTGCAAACTGAACAATTTCTTTAAAATTGGCCTGTTGAATAACAAATCTCAAATTAATTGGTATTTTCAAAGACTCTTTAACTAACTGTAGTCCCCGAAGGAGTTCATTCCAATCTCCTCCACGAACTACGGAATAAGTTTCTGGAGTAGCTGCATCTATGCTAACACTAATATTTGTTATAACGTTTTTTAATGCCAGTATCAAATTTTTATTTTTGTTCAGTAATGTTCCATTGGTTGTTATATGAAGTTGTAGATTTTTGTTTGGAAAATCAACTAACGATTCTAAAAATTTTAGTCCGCTATGACTGGCAAACATCTCACCAGATGTGCAAGGAGAAATATTGAATAAAACGTTAGGGTTATCTATAGCCCACTGTTTAATTTCTTGATATATTTCAACTTGTTTTTGAATACGCACTGATGATTTGTCAATGATTACATGTTCTCTACACGACGGACAACTAAGATTACAAGATTCATCAAGATCAATTTTGACTTCAAGTGGAAACGTCCGAACTGTTGGAATTGCATTGGATTTTTTAGGCAAATTGTAAAGTAATGGACATTCTTGACTGCAATATGTAAATTTTCCATCAACTACAGATTGCCTTACTTTGTCGGCTGTGTTGCTAAGCCAAATGTCTTGTAAACTATTTTGATATATGTTGCCTATGTTATAAGGCATGTGATATTGACACGAACATAGTTGTACATCACCATCAGTATCTATTTGCATAGAAGTAAAAGGCAACCGACAAAATCTATCTGACAATTCTGGTTTGTCTACGGGTTTGTAATTGTAAAATTTAACGGTGTCTGCATGCATGTAAATAGTGCTCACTTTGGGCCGTGGAGTAGCGAATTCCTTAGCCCGGGCAGCAGCCGCCCACTCGGTCCTAAGGCTGAGTTTGGTTAGCCACCTGCGGCTTGAATTCTTCTCTCTAGAGAATTAATTTCTCTATGCACTTGTTGTGCTTGATAATCTTGTGGCATCATGCGATCAGCGTATTGATAACTCATGCCGCCCAGTCGTTCAAATTCAGCTTGTTTTGCAGCCAATTCTTGTTTTAATGTCGCAACATCAACTGGCGGATTGGTAATTTCATTCAGTCGCATTATGATTGTTCCCGTTTCATTTGGCGGAATAGTGTCATGCCAGGATTGAAGTTTTGACTCCAGGACAATGATTCTGCTACATTATGAATTCCTTGCTGGTATTCGGCAGCTTGTGCGCCTGTAGGCTTGGGACCCCTCCATTTTTGTTTGGGTACAGGTGCAGTTTTGCCAATTTTAACGTTGTCAGCTGACGCATTTTTGGACATTCTAGCTTTACGCTTGCGAATAGCATTAGGAGTTTCGCTTGGTGGCTGTCCTTTTACTCTACCACCTGTGCGTTGTTTGACAGGAGTAGCAGTAGCAGTAGCAGGATTTGCTACTACGGCATTTGGATTGTTTGTTTTTGCCTGATGTACTTGTCCTGTTGGGGTTTGTGTTAATGTTCCTCCAGTACTGGTTGTTGTTGGAGGTGCGTATGTACCCAAAGTGTTAGCCATTTGGCCAAACGGATTTGCTGCTGGCGCTGCTGGCGCCGACGAAGCAGCAGTAGATTGATTAATACTGGCATATCCAGTATTTTGTCGACCAAAGTTTGGTACAGTGGTTGTTGCAGTAGGTGCTGTTGCAGTTGTTGTAGTGGCAGCAGGAGCGGCAGCAGCAGGTGCTGTATGGGGAATGCCCATTTTGTTATACACGGTGGTGATCACTTGTTGTGGCACACCTTGTGTAACCAACCATGCAGACAATTGATCTGACTCACTAGGCCTGCCTTTTAATTGCCAATTCATTTTGAGTTTTTCTTTAGTAACATTGGTTGTAAACTGATGTCCAAAAGTACCTAAAGCGCCGCCTACTGCCTTGGCTTTTTGATTTACCCAATCTAACCCTTTACCAACCCAGCCCTTTTTTGCAGCCGGTGTTACAGGCGCAGGTGCTCCAGGAGCGTCAGGGCGACCGTAGTCTGGCAGTTGTTCACGGCCTGGACCCACTACGGTTGACGGCAAACGCTCTCCTAAAATAGCCTTGCGATAACGGTCGATATTTTCAAACACAGTGTAGACACCAACAGTGGTCAAGTTTATGCTTTTGCTTTTGCGACCAATGCTTTCATTCAACGCCCAGCTTAAAATAGTTATTCTGTCATCAATAAGTCGATCTACTGGCAGTGTTTTAAATTTGACAGATTCAGCTACTTTAGTCCAGATTGATTCTCTTACTGGACTGGCGCCTTGTTTTATTGTCATACCTGCTGGTACATTCTTTGGGTCAAAATCTGGTGTAAGATTAGTAGCATTGAATTTGTTATTAACCCACCCATAATCATCTGGCTTGTCTGCATAATATGCTGCATCGGCTTGGTCTTGCATTCTGGCCAGATTGTCAGCACGGAAATTATTTGTACCGGCTGAGCTCATGTTTGCGCCTGCATCTTGAGCCACACGGTCGGCTGCTATACCGCCGTCAGGCCCGAGGCGACCAAGCCCTTGTTGTTTTAGATTGGTTGTTGCATCAAGACTATACGGACTGTTGTTTGGATTGTATTGACCAGTATAGCCAGTGGTGTCGTATTCTTTATCAAACCGTGCATAATTAGCAGGATCTGGAGTGGTATAGCTCATTCTATTCAAGTCAGGAATATCAGATGGATCTGGAAGTTTAATAGCTTGTCCTGCTTTTAATATGTTTGGGTTACCATCAGGACCAAAGAATACTTCATTGCCAGGAAGTCGTCTAAACGCTTCTGGATTGATTTTTCTATCTGCCAAAATATCAGACAGTGTGTCACCGGGCTTGACTTTGTAGTCTACAGAATTGCTTACAATGTCATCAAATCTTGATGGTACAGCATCTGTGGGAGGAACACCTGTATCTGGAGGAGTTGTGTCTCCCATGGCAGTGCCATCACCTACTCCTGCTCCGGCCTGATCTCCATATGCACCGTACGCAGCCTGGCCAGCATATGACAATGCAGCAGCTCCAACACCTTTGCCAAGCACACTAGATAGTTTGTCGCCTTTGATGGCTGAATCTAGTGCATATGTCAGACCAGCAATAATAGGAAGGCCTGCACCACCTGTGGCTAGGCCGGCAATAGCAACCAGTGCTGCTTTAGCAAAGCCAGCAGTTTTGGGATATTCTTTAACAAGATTGCGATAGGCGATGATAGCCTGCATGACCTTGCCTTTTTCTCCACCAGTTAATTTTGCCAATGCGTCTGTGGCTTCATTATAAGCAACATCTACTGCTGCCACTGGTGCAGAACTTTGAATGCTGTTGAGAATACTATTATATGCATCTTTTACGCCACCTGCAAAGTCCATTGTGGTGTCTTTGCCACGACCCATCCAAGTACGATTTGCACCTGTGGCTTTGTCTGTCATGCCTGCTTCAACGTCAGCAAACACCTGAAGAATTTCACTGTCGGTCATTTTTCGTTCAGTAATGTAACGACCTATTGATCTAAACTGGCGATAGATTGGATCTTCCATCAGTTGTGCTCGTGCCTGAGCTTCAGTTAGTACTCTATGTTCTTTAATAATCAAATCTCTAATGATCATAACACTTATCTTT